AGTGCGGTTAAAAATTTAAGCATACGTCTGGCGGCGGTGGGCGGTGATAAAGTCCGGCAGGAATTCAAAAATCTTGGCACTGACGGCGACAAGGCCTTTCGGCGGATTACACAAGTTATTCAACCTGCCAATGATAATCTAAAAGCCTTAGACGCAACCGCCCGCTCTTTTAACGAGGTTATTCGGCAAGGGACGGCTCTGTTTGGAGCATATCTTGGTTTACAGGGATTAAAGAATACTTTTTCGGCGATTTTCTCCGCTAACACTTCATTCGAACAGTTGTCAGGCTCTCTCAAAACCGTTACCGGTTCTGCCAAAGGCGCACAAGAGGCTTTTTCCCTGATTGAGAAATTTGCAATCGATACGCCTTATCAGCTCAACGAAATCGTTGAGGCATTTATCCAACTTAAAGCCTTGGGGCTTGAGCCATCAGAGGCCGCTCTTGTTTCTTATGGCAACACGGCTTCCGCCTTTGGCAAAAATATTAAGGATTTTGTTGGTGCGGTAGCCGCGGCAACAGTTGGCGAGTTTGAACGGCTCAAAACTTTTGGTATCAAGGCTAAAGTCATCAATGATGATGTGAGCTTTACTTTTGCCGGGGTTACGACAAAAGTTAAGAAAAACGCCGCCGAAATTGAAAAATATCTGCGAACGCTTGGCGATGTCAATTTTGCCGGAGCCATGAACGAGCAGATGAAGACAATGAACGGCGTGTTGTCTAATATTGAGGACGGTTTTGAGAAAATCTACCGAGATATTGGCAAAAATGGCTTAAATGAGGCGTTGAAATCCACTTTTACGCAATTTAACGAACTTGTCGAAAGCGGTGGAAGTGCCGCTAAAACCATTGGACAAACCTTGGCTTTTGCGGTTAACACGGCATCTTCGGCTTTCTTTTTACTGGCAGAACACGCAGATGTGGCGTTGACACTAATTGGAACTAGGCTTGGTTCGTCTGCGATTTTGGGAGGTATTAACCTCTTGAAAGCCGGTGTCGGTTACCTGCAGGTATCAATGGCTGGACTTTCAATATCGGCAAAATCCGCTGTTACTGGTATTGCGATGATGAGCCGAGTTTCAAAACTGGCGGCCGTTCAGATGGGTGTTACCGCGGCGTCGGCCGGTATATTGAAAGGCGCATTGGCTCTTATCGGTGGGCCGGCAGGTTTAGCTGTGTTGGCTGGAATGGCTATTTACAAGCTCGTTGATAGCCACGATGTCGCTAAACGCACGGCGGAAGACCACGCCGAAACCTTGCAAAAATTACAAGATGAGCTTAAAGCAACGACTGAAGAAGCGGCAAAGTTTTCGTCAGAGCAAAGCAAAGACATGGCTTTGGCCGAATGGGGCTTAAAACTCAAAACAGCAGAACAGAATATCAAGGATCTGCGAGCGGAGTTAAAAAATACCGGCGGTTTATCTTTCACAACCCGGTTTACACCTAACACTTTACTCAAAGATTATGAAATTTATGCTAAGGAAACCGCTGATATTCTTCGTCAATCCAAGATTGATTTGGAGCAATATCAAAAAGAAATTTGGGAAATTGCCGCCGAAAATCCTGATTTTCAGCCACAAGCAAAAGAAATTCAAGATAAAATTCTGCTTTTGAAAGCGGCGGAAAAAGATGCAAGGACGGCAAGAGATGAATTGAAATATCTTGAGAATCCTGAGTTACGCCCGAAAATTAAGGTGGAAACCGAGACAACTGTTACGCCAGCTTCCAATATTGACGCTGATAAATATAAAAAGAACATTGAGGATATTAAGCAAAAGATTTTAGAGCTTAAAACGCCTTATGAACAAGCTATGGCCAAAGCGGATGAATGGCGGAAAAACGCTCTAAACAATCTTAACACCAGTTCGGCGGATTATCAAAAATATAAAGACCAGATTGGACGGGTTTATGACGATATGGTAAAAAAAGCCAATGAAACGGCACTTCAATCGTCAAAATCTTTGGAAGATGGCTTTAAACGTGGTTTCTTGAGTATTCAAAAAGATGTTAATGATTTTGCCAGCCTTGCTGAAAGTGCTGTCAAAAACGCTTTTAACAGTATGGAAGACACTCTGACCTCTTTTATCACAACCGGGAAAGCCAGCTTTTCAGATTTCGCCAACGCTATTATCAGCGATTTGACACGAATTATTATCAGACAGTCGATTACACAACCGTTGATGAATGGTCTTGGCAGTTATTTTGGCTTTGCGATGGCACATACCGGCGGTATTGTCGGAGCTGACAATCTGGCAACTAAATCCGCTAGTTCTTTGGCTTTTGCCGGTGCACCACGATTTCATAGTGGCGGCATAGTCGGAGATGAAGTGCCGATAATTGCCAAACGTGGCGAAGGCGTTTTTACTAGAGAACAGATGAAAGCACTGGGAGATAATGGCTCAACCGTAAATATCAGTGTCAATGTCGTTAATAACGCCGCCTCGGATGTCAAAGCCTCGGTTTCTCAATCAAACCAAGGAAATGGCAAATTTAACCTTGATATTATGATTGAGAAAATCGAAAGCTCAATGTCGCGCAATGTTTCCAAAGGAACAGGAATTGCCCCGGCATTGGAACGCCGCTACGGGCTTAATCCCGCATACGGCAGTTACGGATAAACAAAGGATATGTCATGACAGCAAGATTCCCAGATTTGCTTCCTCTGCCGTTGGTTGAGGATTATTCCATTACACCCAATGAGGCTATTATCCGTACCCAAATGGAATCAGGCACGGCTAGACAACGGCGGCGTTTTGATTCTGTTCCAAGCAAAATTACCGTGAAGTGGTTTATGAATGCCTCACAGTTTTCGCTCTTTGAGGCGTGGTATAAATACCACGCCAAAGAGGGAGCTGAGTGGTTTGTCATCTCTTTGTTAGGAGGCTTGGGATTAATTGAACAAGAGGCTCGGTTTACCCAACAATTTAC